TGCGAGCAATTTACCGGGCATCATTTCGATATTGAGGCTAGCGTATCGTCCATTATCAAGTCGGCGGAGCCGATTTTCGTTACTTCCGATGTTCCGGCCATGCTGGATCAATGGAAAACCGAAAGGTCTAAATCAATCACGGCAACTTTACTGCAAGAGGTGAACCATGGCCAAGCGATATAGTGCGATATTTTCTGCGTTCAATGGATCGGTATGGGCTATCTTGCCAGAAAAAATGGACGCGATTCTCGGGTTTCTCGGTCCAAAATTTTTTGGATCGGGAATGATGGCTGACGCGGCGACCGTCGAAAAGGTCGCTGCATCCAACCGGCAAGAATCGCGGGCAACGGTCAACAGTTCGGTTGCCGTGTTGCCTGTTTATGGCGTGATTTCCCAGCGAATGGACATGCTTTCGGATTTCTCGGGCGGAACGTCCACGGATCGACTCGGAAAAGAGTTTGACGCATTGGTGGCCGATTCTTCGGTCGGCTCCATCGTGCTCGATATCGACAGTCCTGGCGGAAGTTATTACGGAACGCCGGAACTTGCCAGGAAAATCTTTGACGCGCGTGGCACGAAACCCATCATTGCCGTGGCCAACAGCTTGGCGGCTTCGGCAGCTTACTGGATCGGATCTGCCGCCGATGAGATCGTTGTCACGCCCAGCGGGGATGTGGGTTCAGTGGGCGTACTGGCTGTGCATTACGATCAATCGGCGTTCAACGAAAGCGTTGGCGTGAAGCCAACCTATGTTACCTATGGTGTGAATAAGGCGGAATTCAATCAAGATAGCCCACTCTCTCCAGAATCACTCCAGGAGTTGCAGCGGCGTGTCGACGAAGCTGGCGAATCGTTTGTTCTTGCCGTCGCGAAACATCGTGGCGTTTCCAAGAGTGTCGTGCAAAATCAATTTGGGCAGGGTCGTGTTTACGGAGCCAAGGAAGCAGTTGATCGCAAGATGGCCGATCGTGTTGACACATTGGAAAACACGATAGCCAGACTTTCCGGATCGCGCAAGAGTAGTGGAAGCCGGCGCGCGGTTGTTGACAAAAAGCGTCTTGCGTTGCATAATTACCGGTGATGTTAACAGTTTGAAGTGTAAAGTTTGAAGTTTGAAGTAAAACGCAACTTCAAGCTTGCACTAAAATATGCGATGGATCAAGCAGGTCAGACGCCGCTTGATGGTCGTGCAAAGTTTTAAGTGCAAAGTTTGAAGTAAAGACACTTCAAACTTCAAACTTGCGAAGCACTTCAAACTCGTAACTTGTAATTCGCTATCACGTCACGTCAGATACGGGCGAGAAGCGGATCGTTGTACTACCCAGTTTTCTGGGCGGTGGACGGTTTGCTCCTCGCCCGTATTTTTTTGTGAGGTTAACTAGCGATGAACGTAAGAATCAAGAAGCTTGAAGAACGTAAAAAGGCCCTGGTTTCACAGTCCGACGCGATCCTTGACAAGGCGGTTAGCGAGGACCGCGAAAACACCGACGAGGAAAACAAAACGCTCGACGCCAACGCGGCCGAACTGAAAACGATCGCCGCGAAAATCCAGCGGGAACAGGATCTTGCGGCGTTCTCGACCACGGCAACGCCCATCAATTCGGATGATTGGGTTGGCCATAGCGCTGACTCAACGATTGGAAATGTCAAGGCAGCCTTTGAAAAAGACCCGAATCGTGGATTCAGCACTCCGCGTGAATTCTTGATGTCGGTCATGCAGAATTCCCATTTGCCGGCCAAGCAGGCGGTTGATGATCGCCTTCGATTCCTGGCCACGGCTGGCACGGATGAGCACGGCGCTTACGCTGACCCATTTGGCGGGTTCCTTGTTCCTGTTGGTTTCTCGCAGGATTTCTTGAAGCTGTCACCAGAGGATGACCCGATTGGCGGCAGAACAACCAAGATCCCCATGACAGCGCCTCGTGTCGAGATTCCTGCCCGGTGTGACAAGGATCACTCCACGAGCGTGAGCGGCGGCCTTACGGTCATGCGACGCGCTGAAACCCAGGAAGCGATTGCCACGCGCATGAAAATCGAAAAGGTGGCTTTGGTGGCAACAAGCCTCTTTGGCGTTACCTATGCGACCGAGGAAATTTTGCAGGATTCTCCAGTCTCATTCGTTGCCCTGCTTGAGGCAGGTTTCCGCGATCAATTTACGTTTCACCTCATCAACGAGCGGCTTTGGGGATCTGGCGTTGGAGAGTTCGAGGGGATCATCAACAGTCCATCGCTGGTAACGGTTGATAAGGACACAGGACAGGCCGCCAAGACGATCACTTACAACAACATCGTCAACATGCGTTCGCGTTGCTGGCGATACGAGGACGCCGTCTGGTTGTACAACCACGACGCGCTCCCGCCATTGATGACGATGGTCATGCCGGGCGCTGCGGTTGGCGTGCCCATCTGGCAGACGTCAGCCCGCGAAGGGGAGCCTTCCATGCTGCTTGGCCGTCCGGCCATCGCGACCGAGTATTGCCAGACGCTTGGGACCAAAGGCGATTTGATCCTGGCCAACTGGAGCCAGTACCTCGAAGGAATTTACGAGCCTTTGCAATCGGCCGAATCGATCCACGTTCGATTCTTGGCGCACGAACGAACATTCAAGTTCTGGCTGCGCAATGCGGGCAAGTGCTGGTGGAGATCACCGCTCCAACCGCATAAATCTGCGAAAACGTTGAGCCCGTTCGTTGTTCTCAATGACAGACCATAGTTGAGAGTTGAGAGTTACAAGAAAATCTCCTTGACTCTCCACTTCAAACTTTGCACTTCAAACTTCAAACTTCACACTTGAATAGGAATTGAAAAATGCCTTCACCTGTTGCAACCCAAAGAATTTTTACACGGATTGCTGTGACGCCCATTGCTGGCGCTGGTACACCTCCGTTTCTCGACATGCGAGCCTACAACGTGTTTGGCGTCGCTGCCTCTGGAACGCCAACCGAGTTGAAAATTGTCGCGTCAACGGTCGCTGCTGGGACAAGCCCAGTCACAGTCAAGGATTATGGCACGTCGTTTACTTTGCCGGCCGGAAGCGTTTACACCATCGAGTGTCTTGCGGAAGAACTGGCCCAGTTGAGTGCGGAAGCCGGACTTGGTGACACGCCGCTTCGGTATGTCAGTGCGGTGGTCACTGGATCCACGGCCGCTTCGCTGATTCGCAGCGAACCCAAGGCGATGTACGATTCGTTGACATAAAGTTTGAAGTGCAAAGTTTGAAGTTTGAAGTTGGAAGCTTTTACTTTGCACTTCACACTTCAAACTTCAAACTAAAATGAGCAATTTCTGGCAATCGCCGTCGCAATTTCACGAAATCGCCCACGACCGCATGGTCGAGGCGACGCAGCGATACACGCGAATCACGACGCCAGAAGAACTCCTTGTGACGCTGGACGAAGCCAAGTCGGTGTGCTCTGTTTTCGGCAATGACCTGGATGCGTTGTTATCCAGTTTGATTGTTGAAGCAACGGCCACCGTCGAGCAGATGGTCAACAAGTCGCTCCTGTTGTCGCAATGGAAGTTGACCTTTGATTATTTTCCCAACGAGATTCTTGTCAAAAGGCCTCCGGTCAGAAGCGTATTGTCGATTGTCTACAAGGATTTGAATGGCAATCTCCATGCTTGCGACCCGGAGGTCTATCAGGTTTCCTTGGGAGGATGGAAAGATCCTGCGAGAATCAAGCCGGTCATGGGGATGGTGTGGCCGATCACCGCCATGAATACCTACGAGGCGGTTACGGTCCATTTCGCGGCCGGCGCTGATTCTCCGCAAGAAGTCCCGCCAGGAGCCAGGAGAGCTGTCAAGTTTCTGGTGGCCCACTGGTTCCGAAACCGGGAAACGGTCGGGACTGTCACAAATGACATCAAAAATACCTTGGATCTTGTGTTGGCGATGGAAGATTGGGGCGATTACGAATGATCGGAGCCGGCGCACGCAACAAACTGATGACGATCGAGCGATTGACGGAAAACCCTGAAATCGGCGGAGTCATCGAAAATAGGCCCATCGAAGTGACGAAAGTTTGGGCGTCGATCGAGCCGATTGGCGGGCGAGAAGAATGGGTGGCACGGATGCAATATCCAACGCTCAGCCACAGGATCACGTTCGTTTACACGCCAGGAATCAACGCGAAGATGCGGGCAAAATACTTTGACCATGCGGAAAATCGAGAAAGGATTTTCAATTTTCTCACGGTTTTTAATGTCAACGAGGACCATCGGGAAATAGTTGTCATGGCGACTGAGGTTGTGGATTGATTATCGAGGAAGAATTACATCGCGTTCTTCTTGGAATGCCTGCGGTCCGCAGGATCGTTGGCGATCGCATTTGGACAGATATTTTTCGCATAAATGAAACGCCTGCCTTATGTTTCCAGATCGATACCGAGAACCACATCAATTGCCTGGATGGACGGAGCCGAGCAGTGCGTGCTGACGTGAGCGTGATTTGCCGGGCGGACTCAAGGAAGCTTGCAAGAATACTTGCATACGCTGTACGAACGAATGGAACAAGTCCGGGGAGTGGATTGGCTGGATACCGTGGACGATTTCAATCAACACTGCAATCCGTGGATTATTCAGCGACTCCAAAACCAAACGCATCCAACGAACTTTGGTATGACGCAATTATGGGATTCACGTTCCTTTGGCAGGAGAATCCGTAACGAGTTTAAAGTTCAAAGTTTAAAGTGTGAAGTAAATCCACTTCAAACTTTGCACTTCAAACTTCAAACTTATACTGAAAAAATAATCATGGCTGAACTGCAAGGACTCCAGGAAGTTTTGAAAAATGTTAGCGAATTGCGAGACAAGAAGGCTATACAAATCGCTCATTCCAGCGTGAATGCTGGTTTGAATCCATTGACAAAATCGTTGAGATCCGCGGTCAATACGAGCAGTGCAAGCAATGAACTCAAGCGGGCAGCAAGACAAACGATCGGAAAACGGATCGTCAAACAAGAAGGCGATATTGTTTACGGCAAATTTGGATTTGCAGTAGGAAAGAGACCGTCGGCTAACTCTAGGAAAGCCCAAAAGGCACAGGCTCGCAAACAGCTTTACCAAAAAGGTGGCGCTCGAGGTGTCGGCATCTCGACAAATAATATTCACTGGGGCGTTCTTGGCACTCAAGAAAGAACAACAAAAGGTAGTAACGCAACAACACTTCGAGGGAAGCAAATTTCCCGTGGTGTTCCGCATCGCACTGGCCGAATGAAGCCGATTTTCGCTGGCCTGATCGAACGCGCTGTTTCAAGTTCAAAAAACGATGTTTTAGCTGCCATGCAAAAGAAAGCATCACAAATTTTAGAAAAAAAGTAGTCAACCACAGGAGAGAACGAATATGCCAGTCAATCAAGATTGCCCAGACCCTTCCAATTTCGTCCCGTGCAATGGCACGTTGCTTCAGGTTTTTTACTCGGAAGTCGCGGTTAGTCTCGCGCAAATCACGTCACTTCAGCAGGGGACCGTGAAAGCAACGATTACTACACTCAAGAAAACACTTGACGCTCCTTGCCCAGGAATCATCAAACTGAATTCTGGCAGTGTGGACGGCGGAAAAGTGAGCGGCGAGCTTTATTTCAACCCGCATCTTGCTGGCCACAATGCTTTTGTTGGCATTGTCCACAAGCCGCCAACAGCAAAAACAACGAAATGCGCCATCTTGATGGCAAGCACACCTCCATCAACGTTCATGTTTGATGGCGTTGGGTTCGGTTATTCGACATCCTTCAAGCCCGACGATTACGTGACTGCGAATTTTGAAATTGAAGTCTCTGGCGTTCCTGAATTTGTTTAAAAGTTTTAATGAAGTTTGAAGTGCAAAGTTTGAAGTGTGAAGCGTAAACAACTTTAAACTTTAAACTTCAAACTTTGCACTTCAAACTTGCGAAGCACTTCAAACTTACAAAAGGTTTTTTATGAAATGCAGATTTTTTAATGATGAGCGCAGGCTTCCGAAGACGGATGAAGAGAAAAAGAAAGTGGAAGAGGAAGGTGAGTTGATCCTCGTTCCAGCGGGAACAATTTTTGAAGGCAAGCACGCACCGTTCTTCGTGCGCATGGGTATGGCAGAGCCAGTGGACGACGAATGCCGAATTGCCGCCAAAATGTCGAACGAGAAAATCGCGCAAGCCAGAAAGGCCCAGGAGTCCGTGCGACTCGGAATCCTTCCTTACGATTATCAAGCCTTCTTGAAAGGCTATATGATCGGGTACGACGAAACAGGCGAGTGGATTCCTGGCCCGAATTATGCAGAATACGAATCGACCTTGGATACTCAAGACACAGAACAGGAAGTTGAAAGTTGAGAGTTGAAAGCTACAAGAAAAATCTCAACTCTCAACTCTCAACTCTCAACTCGTAAAAAAGGAGCAATTTTCATGGACAGCAATACGTTCGTAAGTTCTTTTTCGGATCTTCAGCTAGGACAATTCAAGCGGGAGCATCGGATCATTGGTCCAACGCCAAAAAGCGGTCTTCGGTTTCGCATCAGGAATCTGAATGCTGGCGAAGTTTCCGCTTACCAATCGGTGGCTATCGGCAAGGAAGGATTCGAGCCGACACGCATGAAAGATGCGAACCGGCGATTGATCGCGCTTTGTCTGGTGGATGGAGACGGAAACCGGATTATTTCCGATGCACAGGCAAAGGTTATTGACGAATGGGATAACCGGGACGCGGTTTACGTCTACAGGAAGTGCGCTGCGTTCTCTGGTTTGAATCGTGAAAGCTTTGATGAAGTGGAAGGTGAACTTGAAAAAAACTCCGACGGGACGACCACCGGCGTCTAGCGTTTCGCTTGGCGCTTCGGGCTGGTCGTCTCGATGTCGAGAGAATGCTATCGGATATCAGCTATCGCGACCTGAAAGAATGGGACGCTTTTTTTAAGATCGAACCCGATCCTTGGGAGCGGTTGCTTACTGTCATAAAACTTGGTTTTTCCGCGATGTGCAACACGGAAAAACATCATGTGGACCCGGAAATTTTTGATCCGATGAACCCGGCACGGCAGGAATTGCAGAGAAAAAATAACCGTCCGAAAAAACGCATGAGCCCGAATCAGGTGGCTGCCATGCTCAGAAGCAAGTATTCCATTGAAGAGGTTCCATAGTAGTTTGAAGTGCAAAGTTTGAAGTGTGAAGTGGCTTTTGCTTCAAACTTTGCACTTCAAGCTTCAAACTTCAAACTCATAATTAAAATGTCCGCAATTGGCGACTTGATGGCAACGCTTGGAATGAATATCGCACCGCTCAAAGCGGCGGCCGGCGAAGCTATTTCCACGTTCCAGAATGTCAGTTCGCAGGCTGAGTCGTCAACATCGGGTATTTCTGGCGCTTTGGCTTCACTGGGTGGGGTCGGTGGCGTAGCGATGTTTGCGGGCGCCATTGCCGGTGTTGGAGCCTTGGCTACGGCAACTTACAAATGCGTTGCCATGGCGCAGGATGCCGCCAAGGAGCAAAAAAAGCTGGGTGTCATCCTGGAATCGACCGGCGCCGCAGCCGTCGTCAGTACGGCTGATATCAACAAGCTTGGCGACCAGCTGATGGCAACGACCAATTTCACCAAAGATATGGCCGTTTCTGCTGCCAGTGCTCTGGCCCCGTTTTCCAGCCACATGTCGGGTGATATGTTCCAGGGCGTTCTCAAAGCGGCTGCCGACGTTTCGAGCGTGATGGGTGGCGAGATGTCCGGCCGTGCACGCGATCTTGGAATGGCCATGCAGAATCCAATCAAAGGGATGGCAACCTTGCGGCAACTCGGCGTTTTTTTCAATGCCGAGCAAAAGGAGCAACTCCAAAACTACGTGGATCAAGGGAACGCAGCCGAAGCCCAAGCCATGATCCTATCGGCAGTCAACGCAAAGTTTGCTGGCGATGCGGAAGCCATGGCGTCCCCCATGACGATGCTGAAAAACAGGATCATGGAGGCAGGCGTTTCCTTCGGAGACTACTTGCTTCCTTATGTGAAATTGGGCGTCAACTCTATCGCGGAAGCTGGTCAGGCGGCCATGGATTTTGGAAGCGCGGTATGGGAATATATTGCGCCAGCACGCGAAGCATTTGGCGACATCGTTGACACGGTATGGGAATTTATCCAATTGATTGCCGGTGATGCCGTTTCCGCTGGGAACGGTTTTGGTGAATCTTTTATCAACATCTTCAAGCAGGTTGGAGATTTTAACAACGAAGCCATGCAGGCGTGTTCCTTTGCTTTCAGAAACTTTAGCGCTCTCGCACAAATTGATCTGATCGAAATCGTTGAGATCGCGTTGAAAAACTTTCCGTCAATGGAAGGCCCGATCCAATCGACCGCAGCTTTTTTCATAGGAACGTGGGCTGGCGTCAAGGCATTTTTTGGCGCTGTCATTGACAATTTCATAGCTGGATTCAAAGAGCTATGGAATGTCGCCAAAGCGGTTGGCGCGGGGATTGCCGAAGCATTTGCACAGTTGAAATCCGGGAATTTCGCAGAAATCGGCGCGGCTTTCGGCGATGGGTTTATGAAGGAATTCACGAGCCAGGTCAGCCAGGAGTCGAAAAATCCATTCAAGGAATTCGGGAACGCTTACCAGGATGCCGCTGACCAATTTAACGCATCCGTTGACAAGAAAGGCGGACTGGGCGGATATCTTGCAGATCAGAAAAAGCAATTGCAAGATCAGATTGCTGCCAACGAATCCGCGTTCCAGGCGAAGAAACTTGAGGCGAAATTCAAAGAGCAGTCCATTGATGCCATAAAACCAGATCGAATCGAAGATCCTTGGGGCGGAAAGAAAGACAAAGCAGAGAAAGAGAAAAAAGACGATCTTGGAGGAATCTTTGAAGCGGGTACAGCAGAAGCTTACAAAGAAATCATGCGTCTGACTGGCCAGGATTCTGATGCTGACAAGAACGCAGAGGAGACGGCCGCCAATACGAAACGCATGGTAGACCTGATGGAGCGCCAGCAGCAGTCAGGTGACATCACGGAATACGATGATTTGCTTGTGGGTTAATTATGAAAATCTACATTTCCAACGAAAGCGCGGGTGACGGGCAGCAGTCTGGGAACAAGTCTTCCATAAAATTTACGCAGGCCTATCAGGTTCTTGCGGATAGTGAGAACGAAACGCCAACATCGATCGCCGGATTGTTTCCTGCTCTAGGGACGCGCAACGAAGACGACCGTCGGGCGTATATGGTTGGTAAAAATGTCACGATCAGCGGAGACAACACCTGCCTGTGGAATGTATTGCTGACTTATTCCACGGAGCGACAGATCAGCGACAATCCTCTCGAAGACCCAATACTAATCACATGGGACACGGATAACCTTGTTGTTCCGTTTCTTTATGACAACCAAGGACGTGCGATTCTCAACAGTGCCGGAACGCTTTACGGCGATGCCATCAAAGGGGATAGTTCTTCATGGACTATTTCATGCGTTTCAAATCAGGCTTATATTCCAACTTGGATCGATGATTACCGCGATGCAGTCAACAGCGATTACTGCATGATCGACGGCGTCATGTTTGAGCCGGGCCAGTGCAAAATAAAAAAGATTCATATCTCGCAATTGCAAACAAGGAATGATTACCAATTTCGAGTTTTAAGCCTGACGATCAAGACAGCAGAAAATAAACAAATAAATACTGCGTCAGGTTTTAGAGACGTAAAAGGATGGTCTAAGAATGTCATTGACGAAAGCCTGTATTGCTGGGTGAACGTTCCTCTTGGTGAAAGCAGCCAGGAAAATTGGATTCTCGTCAAGTGCATGGATATGACTGGTGTTCCTGCAACAAAGCCGTTCCCTTTGGATGGATATGGCGAGCAACTCATCGATCCTGGACCCGAGGATATCATTTACAATTCTTTTGAAATTTATAAATCACTGCCTTTTTCAAAACTTCCAATCAGTAATTAACGTGTGGAGATAATATGACACAAGTCATTGCGGTTGTCGGTCCGTTTCGATCGGGGACGTCATGTGTTGCAGGGATGTTGCATACGCTGGGCGTGTCGATGGGGAAACGTTTTCCGCCAAATGCGCCAGTCAACGCGAAAGGATTTTTCGAGGCCGTCCATCTGCGTCGTATTTGCGCATGGATTTATCCGAACCAACGGGCACAGGAGTTGGCGCCGGCGGTTGGTTTCGACCAACGAGTGCAAATGCTGAAACAGCACATTGAGTTTCGCACCGGAGACAGCAATCCTCTCGGCGTAAAACATCCTGATCTGTGCGTGATGGTTCCGGAAATGGCAGAAGCCTGGCCAGGCGTCAAGATCGTGTCCGTGACTCGCGACTTGGACGCTGTTGTTGCCTCAATGAATCAGCCGGGTCTGTTCCCCAGGATGCCTGAAGAACAGAGGAGATCGGTCGCCTCACGAATGATTGCCACGCGCGATGCCGATATCGCTCGGCTGAACGCTCCTTGTCTGTGCCTCAACTTTGCCGACGTCTTGGACGATCCGCAACGAACTGTGGATCAACTGGTGGCCTTCGCCGGTATCAGCCCGACGACGGAACAAACGGCCGCGGCCGTAGCGTTTGTGGACAAATCTCTCTGCCACTTTGATCTGAGCGAGGTAACTCATGGCTGATTTTTATTTTTGGACCCCAGCAGGTGGTGGAAACCTGGATGACTTATCCAGTTGGTGGATGGATGCAGCGCACACGCAGCAGGCAGCATCATTCCCAGGCGCAAGCGACA